CAGTTCAAATGGAATGAAGAGTGCTTTAAATTATACGCTTCGTTTTGTGAAATGAACTTTTCATTTTGAAACGCGCGAACATTTCGATTTGCGGATTATAAGTCTCCGCGCAGAAAAGCGAAAAATCATAATCTGATTTCTTTACCCATTGTTCATAAAGGACAGGAAGATTTATTCCCGAATATTCCTTCTTTAGATCCAAACCTCTTTCCATGTCACATTCTTCATTGTCAGGAACACGATATGTATAAGTAGTTCTTGCAGGAATTCTGTTCACATTTGATGCGCAACGGAATTGAACAGGAAGATTATTACCTTCAGAATCCTTTCTGGCAATGTAATATGCTCCATCTAGTATGCGAAATAATCCAACTAACGGAAGATTCCAACCTCTATATATAGGAATCGATCGTTTCAGAATGCCGACTCCTGAATCCATTACCGTACCGTCAGACCATGCAACACCGTCAGCAAACTCCATCTTGGTGTAAGAGTTTACAACGGCTGTCATTACTCCGTCTGCCATTCCTTCACATCCGGGGACATTTCTCACCACGTAGTAATGCTTGCAGGCTTCCATGCCTGCGCCCGTAGACGGGTTGACAGAACCATCGGTTGTACATGACACATTGCCTTCCGGGTCTAGAAAGAATATATTCCCAATACTTCCTATCTTTGACACGAGTCCTGCCTTGGATATGCCGTTCAATAGCCTTTGGGCTTCCATTATTTCTAAGAATCCGTACCATGAGTTTCCTGTTACTCCACCAATCAAACGCTGTTTGTCAGATGAACCTGATAGAGACACTGCTTTATCGCCTAATAAATTAATGTATTTAACTGTACCTCCGGCTATCGCCTTCCATCCACTATTTGCAGAAATTTCATTATCTGCAAATGTTTGTGCATCAACACTATCCAAAGTGGTACAACCTACACCAAACAGGTTTAACCGGGTATGTGCCCATGTGCCTATCTCAAAACTCATCAGACAAATAATGATTTCATAGAACTCATAATACATTCCCATATATGGACGATTGGTCGCTTCGTCTGCATTCTTTGCCTGTGCATTCTTGATTGCTTGTACTGCGGACACATATTGTGTCGGGAATCCTCCACCACTTGTTTTGTAGCTTTTTTTGAATATCTTCAAAGGTTCGGTGTATGTCCCGATTGCGTTCTTATTATAGACATAATGGGCGCAATTTCTTACATCACCTTCCAACTTGGCGGTAACACATTCACCGGGGACGATGGCAAACGGTCTGATTCGCTTTGCTTGCTTCCCTCCGATACCAAAGGGCAGCAAGGACAATGCCACGATGTTATATTCTCCTTCCGTACTTCCCTGTGGCGTATATTGGCAGGTGGTGCGTAAGTAATATAAATCGCAATCGGTGAAGTTCATCACATCTCCATCAGTTCCGTCTATGGCAATATCCCTGCCATCGACAGATTGAGTAAGTCTTCCCGGTGCACATTGTTTTAACAACTTGCCATTCTTAAACACTCCAAGATGCAGATGTGCCGCCAACGAGCGAAGTTTTGATGTGTTCCCAAATGTAACCTGTGCATCCGGGTCCGCACTTCCGTTTACTCTTGCGAATCCACATGCACCCAAGGCTTCCAGCTCATTTGCCAGTGCTTCGATAGCGGTTGCGTTGACTTCCTCAGCTGCTTGTGCACGTTTTGTTTCATCAAGAATTCGCTCATTCAATTCGGCTAGCTCTTCCGTAAGGTTTTTACGACTAGTTGGATGTACCACTGCATCAGTGGTTGTAGCAGGGTAAATGGTCTGACCCTCTTTGGTAAGTTTATGAATTTTAGCCATATAATTTTTATTTTAATTTTGTAAATCTATTCTTATCGGTTTCCGATTAAAGGAAACCACTCAATACATCTTCGTATTCCTTATCGGAAATTGGAGAGGAAGAAAGCATCTCATTCTGCACATCCTTTACCACAGAGTCCTTTAATTCGGTACGCTGCTCCTCTGTCATGGATTCCCATGTCATTGGGTCTCCCTTATCGCCTTTCTGGTAGTTTGGATAAACGTCAATTGTACCTGTACTGTCATCAGACTTGCCATTGACAAGGACGATGCCTGTAAACTCCATGGATACAAGGTTACAGATACCATCAGCAAAATCAGCATCAGTAAGGTAATACTCGCGTCTGACCGTCAGGTTGCCCGGACGCATGCCATGATTATCAAACACAACCAGCAGGCTGCCATCATCCAGCCTGCGACAGTTCTTGTAGTCGTGTCCGTCAAAAGAGGCTACAACGGGTTTCGACAATGCTGTCTGATAAGTAAACCGGAAAGGAGTTTTCAGGTCTCCATTCAGGTTTTTCTCTATGATTTTAAAATCGGACTGATAATTTATTCTCATAACTATAATATTGATGTCACATCGTCAATAGCTTCGGCAGACAGATACTTCTTATCAGCGTCTACGGTTTTCTGATAAGGTGTTAAATCAGGTGCCACGTATCTTTTCAACGCATCGGTAGATAATCTTCCGTTTGTATTCCCTTCCTGGAAGGGTATGTTCTCCTTACCGTTCGGCATTGTCCGTGCGTCAAGCTCGTTAATTGTTTTTCCTGCCATAATTATTTGTTTTACATTATAAACATTCTGCCAATCTCCGCCAATACGGTGATACCATTAACCTTGATTTCCCCATCTTCATTCCTGCCGATTGCAAACTCCTTATCCGTAGGGATAACTTCCGCAATGGAAACCAAATCATCGTCTGTGAGTGCCCTTTCGCTGACTGTATAGTCATTGTCTGCCGAAGCGCATTCTCTTGCCTCTTCAAACTCACGCATCAGTGTTTTTTTCATATCAACATAAGAGAGGTATTCCTCACTCTGCTTAATCGACTCAAGCTCTTGTTTTTCTTCGTTGCTTATGTTTTCTTTCTTCTCCAACTCATTCACTCGTGGGAAGGCTTGGGCATCATAACCTTCGGGTTTCAACTTGGCATAGATACCGCGCATATCCTCGTTAAAGCTCTCCATTGCCCTTTCGTAGGCTACGAGATTCAAGATAATCTTCACCTTCGTTTTATTGGCAAGCAGTGCACCCTCATCCGATTTCAGCGGCACGAGTTGCAAAAAACTCATTTTCCTGATGATTTCGTTGATTTTCATTTTGCGCCTCCTTCCTTGGGGATGGAAGACAATATGCTTCTAAGCATACTCTCTATATCTTCGATGGGAGCCTTCATACCTACCGTCATGGTAAACCCTGTGGGCATGATAGAGGCTGTGCCAACATAAGCATCTCCATCCAATACGATATATTGGATATCATTGGTTGTGTTGTTTGAGACTTCACCGTTTTCATAAAGCCTTGTAATACTTTCTTTTTTTCTTATCAGTTCCATATCTGTATAATTTAATGATTAGTATATTCTTTAATGTATCGGTCCGGGGTTCGGGTCAAGCTTGAGCGGGAACGCCTTCTTCGTGTACTCGTTCGTATTAAGCTGTAGATATACGTAGTACTCGCCAAGAAAATCAGTTAAGCTGAATGTCCCGAATATTTCAACCTCTCTGTCTTGAATCAGATTGAAATCCTGTAATTTTTCCCTGCCCATATCTTCATCCGAAACCACACGCCTTAGTGTAATCCAATTATTAGTAAGCGTTTTGCTGCCGACTGAATAATACGTAAGTTTAAGATTCCATTTAACCGCAGTGTTAAGCCCGGTCATTGAGTTAGTCACATATTCGGCTGTCAGATTGATTACCAAACCACCCGCTTCTTCTTCCGATACATACTTAACCCTGCCGGGAGAGCAGTTCATGACAGGCAAAAACAGATTAGCCTTATCCGCCTCGATGATACTTTCAATCTTATTCATGCAAAAAAACGGATATACATCGTAGTATTGACCAAGTGTCAGACCATTGGCAGGCATCTCTAATGTAACCCCCGCTCTGACATTAGCCAGTTTCCTCACGATTCTGTTGGACGAGTCAACCAACATCGCCCCAAACCACCATGTATCAAGGTTGGTAGCGGATTCCATGTCGGACAGCTCGACCGAGCCGGGACCTGATTTATCTGCGGTAGTAACATTTCGCGCAAGAGAGCACGATATAGAGCCATACATAGAGACCTTGGAATCGCAATAGAAGCTATGGAATGGCGGTTGCGCATCGTGCTTGTACAGCAAGAAATCTGCCAACCTGTACGGACTCGCACTTCCGCCCCAAGGTCTCTCATAGATGTATCCGTTCATCTTGTTTCCGGTATACAACTTGGGGATTTCCTCGTAAGATGCTACAGGGGGCGGCTTAATGCCGCAATTCCTCATCGAGCCTTTCCACCAAGCTCCTTCACCGTCAGATGGCATGCTCCTGTCAGGAGCGGCAGAGGCAATATGGACAGGCTTGCATCTTGACCACATATTAATCTCATGGCTCGTGCATAACCCGCTCACATTCGTTTCAGACGTCCCAAGAACGGAAGCAACGTCACTCCTCAGATTGACAGGAGACGTAATTACGTTATTCGAGTTAGCCATATCAGTAGAGCAGTAACAGGGTTATATAAGTCGAGATAAAGGCACACATCTCCATCCAAAACACAGGCTTCCTGAACTTAAGGCATGCCAATACGATTACACCGCCAAGGAAGGTTATAAGAGGGACGTACCAAAAACTCATCAGCACTTGCCATACAAGAGAGGCAAGCGCGCAGATTCCCGCGCTTACATAATGGATATTGCGGTTATAATCCTCCTTGAACAAGGGAGCCGAGCCGACAAACGCCAATGATGCGCTTGCAATGAACGCCAGGAATTGGTATTCTTCCTTGCTGGCTTCGATGAACGATGCAACCAGCAGGGAAGATTCGGCAAGGCAGAAGAGCGTGAACAGCCAACCCCTCTTTCCAAGCCGATAGTATGTGTCACTGATACTTGCAGGGATGCCATACATCCCGACTGTATATCCGATATAGGATACAAACAGAACAATCGAAATAACCAATAATGTAACCATAGTTTTTAATTTATAAATTTACGTTTCAAATCATCAATCTCTTTGTGCAGCTCAATTATCTGCGCCTGCAACACTGCCGTATATTGGGCATAGTTCACGGACAGGTAGTGTTCTTTCGAGCTGCCTTTAGACACAAGCTCAGGATACAATTCTATCATGTCCTGTGCGATAAACCCTATACTTTCCTTTCCATCCTTGATATAGCTGACAGGGGTGATGAACCCTCTGTTCCGTAGCGGTTTTATACTTGATTTTAAACGGATGTCAGAATAAGCGGTAATCTCACCGCTTGCAAGGAACGAACCTTGGACAACCGCCCTGTTATTAGACGCCTCGAGTTCCAACCTAATCCCCGGGCTGTTACCTCCATCATCATTCGACACTGCTATCAGCATGGTTCCCCATGTGTCGTAATTAGGTCGATACGTGCCAATGGTGTATCTTGTCTGCCATCCAACACCGTCCAGTGTATCCTTCCAGCTAATTATCGGTCTACAGGAGTCGTGCATCATCAAGGATAATTGGTTAGCCCTGAATACGGCATTGTCCGGATTGAAGTATATTGGCCATTGTAATTGCCAACGGTCTGTCATGCTAGATATAAATGAAGAATCGGTATTAACATTACCTTCCGCATACAGATTAACTATGTGCGACCGATTATTACCCAAGTATATCATTCTGCCGTTACTGGTGTAGAATCCAATACCATAATATCCTGATATATCCATTCCGCTTGCACCGCCGGTGAATCTGATTCCATACCAAGGACTATCCCCATCGTGAGCATCATTAACATTTTCACCAATGACGTTGCAATCAATCTCACCATCAACTGCCAAATCGCCTGTTATCGTCCCGCCTGCCAAAGGCAGATACTTTCCTGTTATAACATCGTCCTCCAATTGGGACAGTCTGGTCGGGTACGCAGGAAGAGATATCACCCCATTGGATACATTATAAGCAGTCGTGCCCAGCTTTACCTGCTTGGCATATACACTGCCCAAGTCCGGTATGTGGGAAAAATGGATTCTCTTGGACGTGTCAGACTTGGCAAGCTCATCCCACATGGCATCTATATCCAAACCGCCACCGCCTTTTTTATTCGTCCACTTGTTTTTAATCGAGTCGTAGGTCAATACCTGTCCTTCCGATAGAGGAGTAACCAGGTCTACATCGTCCAGCATGCCTAATGAGGTTGCACCACTTCCACTACCGGTTGTCGAACCGAACGCAGCAAGGTCTCCCGTGGCGTAGAAATTAACCATAGACCCATCATCCTTCTCTACATATACGGCATTATTGGCCGCGTCATATTTCAGCAAGGCATTACCGATTTGGACAGAATTGATGGCTTTTATATGAGTGAACGGATATTGAGGTTCCAATATATATTTAAATTCTGCCGAGCGCAAGAACTTAAATGCCGACAGTAATACACCGACCGTTTCCTCACCGACAAAGAATGACAACGGGTCTGCATGGAGTGTACCATCTTCTTCCCACCAAAGTGCACCGTTGGCAAAGTAACCCGTACCGTCAAAGCGCACAAGACCTTTGGCAACGTTTTCCGGCACGCTGCTTTCCGGATAATCGAATTTGTCCAGCATGGAACCTCCCCACCAGGAAGCAATACCTCCGCCGCGCTTGTCGGATTGGTATACACCGTTCGTGCCGCTCATTATCTTGAAACCGCTTTCCGAGGTGTATCCTAAAGCTAACAATGAGGATTGAATAAGACCACCCTCAATATTGGTATATTCCTTAAGTGCTTTCGTCAGATAGGATATATCTCCTATATTCTTCGATATTTCTTTGATGGATTCGTTAAGCTTGCCCTGTATATAATTGTTCGCGGCATTGACATTGGCAATAAAATCACCGTACTTCAAGTTGAACGCTGAATACTTTCCATCCACCATAGCCACTTCGGTCGCTGTGGTCTTACCGTCCTGAATCACACCGTTAATGGTGTTTATAAGCTCCTGTGCCGAGTTATTGAACAAGCGGTACGCAGTTTCCAACTCCGTCTTTACCACGCCTTCATCAAGAAGCTCATTCTCTATAATCTTATTATAGGATTCTGTTACATCGTTTTTGATGGAATCAATATTATTCAGGTATTTTTTAATCGCAGCCGCTTCCCCTCTGTCTACGATACCATCATTGAATGCTTCATCGGTAAAGTCCTTCATTGAACTTACAGTACTGTCCAGCTTTTCAGCCGCTTTCTTCGTTTCTTCGGCTATTTTCTTTGCTTCTTGCGCCAAAGTGTCATCAGTGTATTTTGATGCAAGCTCCCAATGGGAGATACTAAATGCTTCCCCTGCCTTTTTTGAAGTGTTCGCTCTGAGCATATCGTCCTTGTAAGTGCTACCATAGGTCGCATTTACCCACATATCACCTATGTCGTATGCGTCCGAATTCTGCGGTTGTCTCACAAAGATGCGTCTTTTCCCATCTGCGGTATCCTGTGCTTTTTGAGCGTTTTCCAAAGCCTTGACAATATCCGTATCGGTAATGGCATTCCAATACCATCCCTTTTCTTGTTCATATTGGAACCGGTATGCTTTTCCCTCCTTGCTGTAATAGAGGTCTCCCAAATGATTGTTCTTCTTCTCATCTGTATCCCAATCGGATGCGGGAAGATTTTCAAGGGTGGGCACCGGGTCGTAAAACCATGTTTCTATCGCACCGTCAACCTGATTCTGGATATTATCTATTTCCTGCTTGATGTACTCTTTCAGAGGGTCTAAATCCTCAATGTACTTTTCAGATGCTTTTTTGAGAGCATCTTCGATGGTGTCTCCATTGCCGATGGTAGTACCGACCGACAGCTTTCCTTTCAATTCCACGCCTTCACCTTGGGTGAACTTAACAAAGCTGTTACCATCACGGTCCCCAATATACGCATCACCGTATACATGGAAAAACGCCTTGTTGTTAGTTTTGTCTACGCCATACTCAACATACTCCTTGTTCAAGTAGGAGTAGGAGTCTATACCGTGATACAGAGTAACACTCGGGCTGAACACATCGGTAGAAGAGAAAACAATGGCATTCTGTGCGTCAATATTGCTTTCATCCGTCACGTCCTTGTTGTCAATGCCTTTCCATTTGATTCGTGCACCAAGGTGGGCTACAGTATCACCCTTTGCCGGAATGTCACTGCCTGTGTCGCAATCCGCCATGCTGAGGTCAATATAGTGTAATTTGTATATGCCGACATTGATAGGCTCTTTGCTTGCCCCTACACATAAACGCCAATAATAATGGTTCGCTACCTGTTGGTATTCTCCCGGTTTTTGTATGTTGAAGTTTTTGCTCTGTACCTGGAAACCTGCACGGAAGCGGTTCTCCACTTCCACACCGTCCTGTTCGGCAAGGAAGAAACATCTGTACACGCCTTCGGGGACGCCATTGTCTACCGTTTCTTTATCCATCAATTGGAGTTCACTGCCATCTGCAAGCAATATAGGATTCCCGTCTGCCATTGAAAGTATGGGCGTTTGTTCAATGGTGCCCTTGGTCCAAACATCAATAAGCGTAACAGCACCACCCGGAGTTAGAACTATCTTTCCACCTACAGAATTTACATTTTGTATCTCCAGTGATTCGAAATAGGCTTTCATGCGGACTTTCAGTTTATCAACCTCCGCATAGGTTTGACCTGTTTCCTTATCAACCATTATGATACCACCTGTACTACCACTGACAAATTTTCCTATTTCAAAAGCTTTGTCAGAGGATAATTTGTGCGGGGTACGGTCATCTTTATCTTTTCGCAAGAAGAAATTACTTCCAAAGGCTTTTATCAGGCTCTTAATTTGTTCTGAATTATATCCACCATTACCTTGACCACCGCTTACTATTGAATCAATCTGGTTCTGAATTTTTTCTAATGTGCCTACAATTTTTTCTTCCTTGAGAGTAATTTCATATTCTGGAATCATATCATCACCTTCTTTTATAGAAAGAGAATCAATGATTATACTCCCACTTATTCCCAAATCATCATCCTCAAACAACATCAAATCACCTTCTTTTATGGTATCATGAATGCTTGTCTGATTATTGGCAACAGCATCATCGTGTTGCCTTGCCATGTAAATATTGTCTACTTTGGGAATGTATGAATAACGAATATAGTCATTTTTTGCTAACCATTTTTTTGCAGATGAAAGTAATCGTTGGGAATGTGCTTTTATATAGACATCAGGCATTGATATATCTAATAATACAAACTTATCACCTGATTTTATATTATAATTTTTATATGGGAAGAACAGTTTTATTCCATCATCATATACACGAGTGCATGTAAGGATATATTTATTACCATGTTTCTCACATTTAGTTATTTCAAAATCACGTCCTCCACACATTCCGTCTTTCATTGACAAGGTAGCAGTTTCTCCCAAAAGGTAGTTGTTGATATCAAAACCTATATCCTTCAATGTGACAGTAAAATTCCCTTTTTCTATTTCCCCTTTATTATCTGCTTGACCATCATCGGTTAGCTGTTCGGCTGAGTACACTTCGTCAAGATTCCCATTATCTCCTGGGTCTATTGAAACAGTTATTCCTGCATCTTCGAGTTGCTGTGCTGTCATTCCCTCTATTGAAGGAAATATTTCTTCCAAACCTTCCTGGCTTCCATCAAAAAAAATAGTACCTTCTCTTATACCAAGTTCTTCTATGTTATCGCTGTCGATATAAGGGTCTAATGTTGTTTCGGGGAATCCAGGTAACATAAGGTTGTCTACTGCCATATTATTTGGCAGATAATTGCCGACAGAGGAACCGGATAATTTATTGTAATATCTGTCAGGCATATTTCGTGTGCTTCCATATGCTCTTAGACGAGTAACAATCTTTTGGTCAGCTTCGGCATTGCGTTCTATCTCATACAATCCTTTGCCTTTCCCATATTTAAAAATATTGTCTACTGCTATCCCAGCAGTGCCTATAGTGATCTCTCTTCCTCTTATTATGAAATTAGCTTCAAATTCAGAGTTTGTTAATGCAAGTGCATCCCATACATTTATTGTATCTACACTTATGTTGATATTTTTCTTGTTGACATATTCAGGATGAACGATTACAGTCCATTTTTTATTCCCTGTATATATACGATCAAGGTTTACCTGAATGCGTTCAGCGAGATTTGATATAGATGATGCAAAAAAGCTGAATTTTGGCAGTGAGGTAAAATGTATATTGTTGTCATTGGGAACATAATCAAGGAAATCACATCTCGCAAGTTCGTCACTTAAAGAGTTGAATTTTACATTGTCATAAGTGAATGCGTCTCCTGTAGAATTTTTACTTGCTTTCTTTAAAATAGTAGGGTCATAGTTTATTTCAAAACGTTCCCCACGATATATAAGATAATCACCTATTGCAAACTCTATAGGGGATTCGCTTTTTATAGTACAAACAACAGAACATTCACCCATAAATTCACCATTATATTCCAACTGATGAATTTTACATTTTGCTATCTGTCCTGTTTTATTATATATCGTCCAACTCATAACACTTTTTCTGTAAGTCCCGTTATTGTTTCACCAATGCCCTTTACCGGAGTTACTCTTGATGAAGGGTTGTCAACTTTCATAGTAAGCTCAAATTCCATAATATCATCAAGATTGCCTTTTGTAAGTGTAGGCTTTCCTATTTTAAAAAGTCTGCAAGTCCGACCTATTCCGTCATGTGGAACAAACAGCTTTGTTTCCACCCCACTACCATCTTTTCCTGTCAAATAATCTAACAGAAAGTCCATTTTGTCCCATGCTGTATTTGGTTCCCCTTTATAAGCTATCCTTATAGTTATATTGTATGGTTTTAAAGGAAGGGTAGGAGGTATATAAGTGTCTTCTCCGTTTTCATCTGACCAATTCCTTGAAGGGAGGTCCTTGATTTCCATGTCTGGTAAAGATATACCCATACATACCATTCCGAAATCAGTAAGACTGTCTTTCAAAGAGGAACTTTCCTTTACTTTTTGCATTAATATGGAATAAGGCTTGCTCATCGTACTATTGTTTGTTATATAAGATCATTTTATAGAGTATTCGCTAAGATCTATCTGTATTCTGTCAGTTCCTTTGCCGTATTTATCGCGCCACTCCTTGGCTTTGCGCTCCACATCGTAGGCATCAGCTTTGTTAAACTTGTTTTTTTTGTTTCTTTTGTCCTTATGGTTGTATACTGTTATTGGGCAATCAACTGCCATAAGTTCTATTTGTGCTGCGGTATATCCCCAATAATATCCCCACATTGGAATATTCCACAGTCCCCATAGCAATTTCAAGGGCTCTGTGAGGCATCCATGTTTTTCTCCGATGAACCATGCTGCTCCCCAGTCTGTCCTCGAAGGATACGCCTTGCTTCCTCCCTCGTCTTCATCATCTCGGTATCCCTCATCTCTGTCAGATATATGATAGACATGAAGTAGCTCTCCACATCCTCTTTTTTTTTACATGTTTCCAATAATGGCAGATATTCTGCATCGGTGTATTGCTTCACATAGAAAAACCATCTCCAAAGAAACCAATAAAGAAAAAATATCGAGAAATAGCCGTTAAGCAGAAGAGCTGCCACACATTTGGCATTCACTTTTCGCTCGTCCTTCTCGTTTAAGATGATGTCTGTCACCTTGCTTTTGGCTCCGTTTCTTATATAACCTATCTTCCATTTGGATTTTCCAAGAATGACAATATCCTTCTTATTGCGTTTTACCGCATTAAGTTCTCTCTCATCAGCTTCTGTAGGCTCTGATATTATCTTTCGTTTTGTCATGATTATATATTCGTTAATGAACAGAAGTGGATATGCATTATTCCACCTCTGTTTTCTAAAAAAATCTCATTAACCACCTATTGTTTTCCATAAAATCATAATGTCAGCACCTTCACTGTTCTCTAAAGGGCTGACGGCAACATTGAAATAAGCTGGATTGTCACCATCAGCAGCAACAAGACTAGAATACATTTCCACATTAGGCAAGGCGATAATAGTCTGTCTGTCTTCGCTGAACATTAATAAAGAGCCTACAACTTTTTTGGGAGCAAGAGAGTATGCGCCTCCTGAGTATGTTACACCCTCAACAAGAATACCTTCTGTACTTGTGATATCTCCTCCTACCTTGTTCATCAACAAAGAGTTTACAGGTCCTGCAATGCTTGCCACTTGGAATGAGATGTCGCCATCTCCTTTCGTTGCCTTGCTTACCCATGTACTTCCTGTAGTAAGTTTGATTTTAGTAACTTCTGCATCTCCGGTATTAAAATTTACTCCTTCTTCAAGTACTGGAAATTCTATATCGACAGTAAATGCTTTGCCTAAATCTGCTGCCTTTATTTCAGAACTCTTGAAATAAATTTCCTTTACGTCATTGAAAAGTGTTTTCAAATCGGTCAGTTTGGTTGTAACGGTTAGTCCTGCCATAATTTTGTCGTTTTTATTGTTTTACTTTGTGTTTGTTAATATGAATAGCTGTCGGTTGTGTTTACCAACAACTTTGCTTGTATGTTCCATACGGTGAAACCTAATCCATCATCTCCTTTAAGGACTATCTTCGGATTCGTTACCGAATATCTCTCAGAAACAATTGGGAATTTCTCAAGAACGGCATTAAGTATTTGTTCTAACTCCCTAGTCGGAGATATTCCGCTGCTACGGTTCCTCACAAATATCTCTATACGCATTGTAGTTTTCTGCCATGCATTCTGATCATCAATAGCTATCGGCAGAGATACCACTATCATATTATCCGTTTGTTTGGATAAAGCGGATGGTCTGTGTTCTGGGAATACCCTTTCTGCCACATCTGAAAGCCTTTTACATATGTCTTTCAATATTTCACTGATATAGTGCTTGGTTATATGCGCCATCAGGATATCGGTTTTAGATTGTCTAACAATATACTTTTAAGCCCTTGGTATGTTTCGGTTAGAACATTAAGTTTGCGTGTGTTTTCCAAATAAACTGAATATTCTGTTCCGGTGGTCATTACTATGGCATATCCTTTTTTAGGGCTTCCCTTATAACTTTGTAGAAAATTTAATGAGGTTTGCTGACCATATAAATTATCTACATCAACTGCTCCACTTACACTCCTTGCCTTTCCTTCATAAGGGCGTGTCAAATAGATGGTTTTACCCTTCTGTATTTTTAACCTTATTGGTTTCCTTAGCCTATCTCCGGAAGATATTACGAATGCAAGTTTACCGTCAATATAGAAGCCACAGGAGTAAGAGGTTTGAGTGTTCCCGGTAAAACCGTCGAATTGTCTTTTTCTCTCTGCATCATCTATCAGTTGGTAGCATATTCTTGCCATTTTGTCTATAAAATAAGCATTTTTTATGGCTTTGAACATTTGTACACCTTCATCAAACCCTTCTATCTTCCCCATATATTTAGTTTTTAGACATATTGAAATAAACTGTGGTTCCCATTTCAGTAGGGTAGGCATCAGTCACTGTCAGCTTTTTGTTAGTTCCCGTATAGTCGGTCACATCCAATATACATCCTGTACAAACGCCCTTTACTAGCCCAGGTATATCAACCGCATAATCTCCTTTTAATACATTGTCTGTTTTGAATGTGCGTAGGTTACTACTTCCATATTTATTGCATTTGCCTTCGTACAACACAGTTTCTACGCCATCATCCCATGATGTTTCATCGGATATCTTGTATACTCTGCATGTATGTGGGAATCGTGGGTTGCTTACTTTCGCCATAACTTCATACCATAGGTTTTCATCCGTATCGTCCCTTTTATAGCATTCTCTCCATATTTTTTGTAGATATCGTTAGCCATAGCTCGAAGATTGCGCTTATCGAAAGCGGAACTTTGTGTACCTCCTTCTTTGTGTTTCCATACACCGTTTGCATCTTCAATGCTGCCGGTTACACTTGGGGTGCTTGCACACCACATATATAAGTCGGCTTTGCATAATTCTTTCGTTCGTTTATCTATATCCCTTATATCAAGATTGGGGACAAGTTCACGATCTATCAGAATTGAGTTAATAGCATTATCGCTTACATCGAATCCGACACAACCACGGAGATAAGACTCTATGGTCGTGTTGAGTTCTGTAATATTTTGAGAAGCATTAGTCATTATTCCCCTTTAATTTCTAGATAATACATCCACCGTACCTTATTTGGAACTACTAGCCCTGTTACTTCGGATTTGATTACTTGGGTCATTGTCTCGTCATCAAACAGTTGACGAATCAAAGTGCGTCCACCGTCATACAAAGCTGTTCTCGCTCCCGGCGTTTCCATATAGATAGGCTTACCGCATTGGACATCACCAATAGCACCATTTGGAATATAAACCATAACTCCTTCGTTAAAACTCTGTAAGTTAACATATTCCATCTTTTTGGCGGTCTTGTTGTATTTTTCAACAACAGATATAGCATCGATTACTACAATAGGAGCTCCAACTCTCGCCTCAATGAATGCTTTAAGGGTTTCATCGTCAATCAAAGAACCTAATGCCTTTTTATTAGCATCATCTGTAACATCTGGGCGTGTATAAGTTACATATAAATTACGGAAATATGGGAGCATCATCAAATCATCCCATGTAGTTTTACTAACTTCCCAGTGTCCGGCAGGAGCAAAATCTTTTTGTTCGCTGTTACGTTTCACATCACGCATTACTTTTATAGGGTCAATGGCATTAGTATCAAATTTTTGAGTGACTGTTCCATGAGAACTATCTTTAGAATACCAATGACTTTTTTGAATATTCTTAGAAGGAACACCAAAATCTATTTCTGTGGTAATGCCTAATGGGTTATTGGTGGCATTGATTACTAGCTTCCCTTTATTGGATACAATTTGATGACGTTGGTGGGCAATAGTATTATAATTACCACCAATCAAATCGTCAATACCGTTAAATAATAATTCCATAATGGTATCTTCGATTTCCGGCGTAGTATCTCCAATAGCATTGGCGAGCATCATCTTCTCTCGGAGGATTTTGCGGCTCATTACAACTTCATGCTTAAATGTAGGTAAACCACCCATTTTCAAGCTGAGACCATCAGTTGATTTGGTTGCACCGTCACTGTCAATATCCACATAAGTTGCCATAGTGTATGGGCGGATAGTTGCCTCAATCTGCTCATACGTAGGATTGATTGGAATATTAGGATTCAAAGGGAAACCCATCTGTGAGAACGTTCTGTCTGCATTGTATTTTTCGGCAAACATATCGTTGATGTATTTAGTCAACGCACTACCTTGTTTATCGCTTACGTATCCCATTGAAGCAAGTCCTTTTGCTACAATGTCGTAGAATTGTTTGTCTCTTGTGTACATTATATCCTCCTTTCTTTAGGCTTCTCTTACAAATTCAATCATTGGGAGATTAGACTCCATGGCTGTAGGAATACTTGCTCCTACTACTCTGTCTGCATAAATTCTTCCTGCTCTCACTACGGCACAAGTAGCTAAAGTGCAACCTTCAGGAATGCAAACATCTTCAAAAATCAATCCGTTTACAGTGTTTGTAATATCGGTCCATTTGGAAGCATTGAAAGATTCAGGAGATTCAATTTTTGTTTTGTTCTTATATATTTTACCTCCATTCTCTACGATATCACCTACTTCATAAGTTTTTTGTTCATACGCCGGTCCAGCCAGCACCACTACCGTTTTACCTGCTCCCATAAATTGTACCGGTGTACCTGCACCAATAACTGTACCTGCTGGGTATTTGGCGTGATCTATCATGCCGCCTCCCTGATACAGTTCTCTTACTCTGCTCCACACAGGAAAATGGCCTCCGAACTCTGCACTTCCTTGTGCTATGGTATTAAAAGTACCTTTTTGTAAGTTCATACTTGTTTTGTTTTAATTTGTGTTTGCGTTAATACTCTCTCAGTCTTGCTGCTCGTTTTTTGGTAATTTCCCTTGGCTTTGCATACGGGCTTTGAACGCTTCTCGTTTCACTTTGGCAGCTTCTTTATCTGCTGTTCCTCCATTACCGCCACTGCCTTCCCCTCCGTAAGGAGATGCTCCGTTACCAAAATACGACTTCAGTTTTTCCTCATAAACATTCTTAACAGCATTCATGAATGCAGTATCATCCATGCCTTCTTTCAATTCTGTCATTTGAACAGCGTCATTCCATAAGGCAGTGTTCTGTACTTTCAGTTCCTTTGCTTTCCCTTTAACAGCACTACGTATTTGATCCATGGAACGTTTCTGTTGTTCTCCTTTCAATTGAGCTTTGAGCTCTTCAACGCTTTTTTTCAATTCGTCCAACGCTCCATCTTGTTGTTGCGATGATTGTTGAGTCTGTGGCTTGTAATTTTTAACAAATTCGCTTTGTTCATGCCGCATTTGTCCACCCATGGATTTTAGGATTTTCACATGTGTGTTCACGTAATCATCTGTCACAATTGCATCATCCGTAATACCAGGAAGAATCGCTTCAAGATATGTGTCAAGTGTCCTTACAGATAATCCGGTGTCTCCGTACATCTGCGTGTTAGCATCAGGTTCTCCGATACTTGGCTTAAATTTGGATAAAAGGGTCTCTTTGTCCATAATGTTCGTGTCTTATTTTGTGTTTATGTTGAAAAAAATAGAGCCATATCAAAGTGGGGTTTCCACCTCGATACAGCTCTATCGGCTTTATATCTTAATCTATTATGTCGTTGCGGAAGGTGGAATCGAACCACCGACCTCTTGGTTATGAGCCAAATGAGCTACCAACTGCTCTATTCCGCGATATTATTTTATTCTCCGTTCCCTGTTGCATTGATGTCAATATAGTGTTTGCATCTCCTACATTTTACCCGAAGCATAACAATCCCTTTAAGGTAACGTATTTCGCCTATCTTTTGACCACATACAGGGCAGATTGCCATGATCCCCTTGATCTCTGTCTCATCAAAATTTATTTCTGTATGAATCTTTATCATAGGCTTTCTTTTCTGCAAAGATAAATGTTATAATCTGATTTGCAAATAAAAATAGGATATATTTTCTTTATTTTAATGGAGTATATATGTATATTTGCATAAACAATTGTAAATACAAGCCAAAGAGCTGTGTTACCCATACTGATTGTATGGATGCACAGCTCTTTTCTTTTGAATATGGATATAATAGATTGCAAGTTAAAAACAAAGTACGGTCAGGATGTGCTTGATTCTAATTATATACTTTCCCTTCGTGAAGTGGACAGGAAGAACCCAAACAGGTTGAAGATTATCGCACAAGCAGGGGGACAAGAAAAGCTATTGTCCACTAATGCTGATATATGCATATATGGTGGGCAGCGCGGTGGAGGAAAAGCACTGATATTCGATGAACCGATATGTACTCCATTTGGTTTTAGAAAGATACAAGAAATAAAAGAAGGTGATATTATAACTGGACTTGACGGGGGCATGCAACGGGTTGTATACAACTCCTATCAAGGCTATAAGGAATGCGTAAGGCTGAAATTTGTTGACGGTTCATACACAGACTGCTGCATAGATCATCTTTGGAATATAAAGCAATCAAATTATTGTTCCAAGAAACGTACCATGTATAGATTGGGGCTTAATGACGAATGGAGAGTATGGACTACAAAGATGATTATAGATCATATGGAAAAACAAAAGGGGAAGAAGCAACCAAAACATCTTTCCATTCCATTATGTAGTCCTGTAAGATTTACAAGGAACAAGCCATTTAAGTCCAAATTCAATCCGTATATAATTGGTGCTCTTATTGGGGATAGGTGTATAACGGAGAATATAATAAACGAGAACAGCTGCATTATGCTGTTCAATCCAGATGAGGAAGTTATCAGTGAATTTAAGAATAATGTAGAATATTCTTCTTGTAAATTCAAAGGTGGGTGTTATCACATGCGAATAAACGACAAAGAACTTATTGACGAAATACAGAAGATTGGGATAGTCGGAAGTTCTGTTGAGAAGCATATTCCAAACATGTATTTATATGGTACATTGGAAGAAAGATGGGCACTTATTCAAGGAATGATGGATACGGACGGAACGATTGACAGCAGAGGTCACCTTTCTTATACGACAGTAAGCAAGAACCTTGCAGAAAATGTGAAGTTTATTATAAACAGCTTAGGCGGATTGGCGACAATAAGCAAGGGGAGAGCCGGGTATAGAAATTCACAGGGTGAGTATGTTCGATGTAATGATGCCTACAATATTTATATAAGAATACCTGATGCGGAAAGATTATTCAAAGTACAACGCAAAAAGGATAGATGTAAGCCTTATAACGGTGGCATAAGCATTAATGCGAGAAGAATTGTAGGATACGAGAGAATAGGAATAAAAGAATGTTGTTGCATTGCGGTGACAAATCCCGATAGTTTATTTCTTACAAGGGACTTTATTGTCACCCACAACTCCTATGCACTACTTATGGAAGCGTTGAAGGATGTAAAAAATCCTAATCTTCGGTCTATCGTGATGCGTCATGAATTGAATGACCTTTCAGATATAATCGAAACATCATATCAGATTTATACACCATACGGCAAATACAACAAATCTAAGAATGATATGACTTGGAATTTTGACCGTGGAGGGTTTTTGGAGTTTTCTTATCATGCCGACAGCGTAGAGGACTTTAAGACACGTTTCCAAGGACATCAATACTCGTATATTGGTGTAGACGAAATAACACACATGGACTATCCGAAATTCAAATACATGATAACATGTAACCGTAATGCTTTTGGTTTGATAAATCGTTTTATTGGTACTTGTAATCCTGACCCTGATTCGTGGGTCGCTCGTTTTATCGATTGGTGGATAGGAGAGGATGGTTATCCAATTCCCGAGCGTGATGGCATTATCCGTTATTGCTTTATGGACGGAGAAGATGTTTCATCTATATATTGGGGAGATACACGTGAAGAGGTATATAAGCAATGTAAACACATTATTGAAAAATACTATCGAAAGGAATACGAACAATACGGTTCTCCTGAAGAATTGTTCATCAAGTCTGTAGCGTTTATTGAAGGTAAACTATCAGATAATGTCCAGCTTCTTCGTTCCGATCCGACTTATCTAGCCAATCTTGCAAATCAAAGCGAGGAACAACGTGCAAGGGATTTAGATGGCAACTGGAAATACCGCTCAATAGGTGATGATATGATAAAGCTACAGCACATGGAAAATTTTTATAAGAATGCTTATTGTCCCGGAGATGGTGTACGCCGGGTATCATGTGACGTGGCTTTTGATGGTGGAGATGCTATGGTCATGTGGTTATGGATAGGCAATCATATTCAAGACTTGTATGTATGCCGGTTTAACTCAAAAGGCGCAGTTAACGCTGTAAAGACAAAACTCAATGAATGGCATGTGCGTGAAGAGAACTTTACTTATGACCTTAATGGGTTGGGACAGGCTTTTAAAGGTTTCTTCCCTAAATCTGTGCCTTTTAATAACAGGGAATCTGTAGCGGATGAATACAAGTATATTTATGCTAATATGAAATCACAGGCGGCTTATATGTTCGCACAGGCTGTGATAAACTGCGACATTTCTATTTCAGAAGATTTATTAAAGAGAAAAATAAGCACACGTTCATTCACGGATACTCCTCTTACATTGGTGCTAAATAAAGAAAGGAAGGCTATACGCCAAAATGTGACGGAGGCCGACAAAGGTTTTTCTCTTATAAAGAAAACGGAAATGAAAGCATTGGTCGGTCATTCGCCTGACTTTATCGAGGCTCTTTTGATGAGGTTTGTATTTGATATTAAACAGAAACATCATACGAAGCCTAGAAGATTGCCGAGATATGTCAATCCTTTAAGGAGATTTGTAAAACAATAAACACAAGATAAACATGAGAACAAGAGACATTAAATCAAAGCGACCATTTCGAAGGATACGCCCGGATGGTTACATATCACATGGTAGATTTTCTTCTTTGGAAAATGCGGGAATGCCTTCTGATGTGATTAATTTTGATATCGTAACACAAGCGGACTTTCTTCGTGAATTTTATCCTACGGGACATGCAATCAATGACCCTACTATCTATCCAGATATTTGGAGGGAGGAAGATATTCCTGTATTGGATGAATCTGGGAATGATACAGGGAAAACCACACGTAGGTTATATAAAGAATTAGTTCCTCGTTATGCTTTTGCCTTTCAACAGATAATTACTGTTAAACATCTTGTACATCTGTGTGGGAATGATGTGCAATTTGAGCTTAATTCCACTAAGACAACCGAAAAAGAGAATGAGGATTTTGCCATTTATCGTACAGGATGGCTTAAAAAGGATATGGAGATAGCTTTTTATGAATCAGCCAAATCAGTGAAAGTTACCGGAGACAGTGCCTTTGTCGGTTATCTGAGAGATGGAGAGTATTATTGGAAAACATTGTCTTATCTTAATGGTGATACATTATACCCACACTACGATTCGGTTACAGGGAAAATAAATCTGTTTGCACGTGCTTTCAGAGATTATAATGAAAATGGAGATATATTGACTGAATGGTTGGAAGTATGGGATGATACATATTTATATAGATACAGGCAAGGGAGCGAAGGGAATAAGACGCTTAAAGAAAGATTGTTAGGTATATTTGGTATTAACGGATATATATTGATATCTAAAAAGCCACACGGATTCCCATTTATTCCTGTGGCATATAAACGTGATGATAATGGTGCTTGCTGGTCTATGTCACAAGATACAATAGACGGTTATGAAATGTCATTTTCCCAAATGGCACACAATAATCAGGCTTATGGTGAACCCATTCTTGTATTCCAAGGAGAGGGGGATAACTTGGATGCATTGAAAGATGTGAATGGTACAATTAAATCGCTCTCTATGACAGCTGAAGATAAAGCCTCATACCTGCAAGCACAATCCGCATCAGACAGCTATATGAAACAACTTGATACACAATATAAGATGATATTCTCACAGTCATTCATTGTTGATCCTCCCGAATTGAAATCAGGTGATTTGCCTGCGGCAGCTTTGAAGATTTTATATTCTCCTGCTTATGAGAAGGCTATGAATGATTGTTTGGAATATCAATCTTTTCTTAATGATATGGTGAAAATATTTTCCTATGGTTATGGAGTGGAGATGAAAAAGACTATAGATTTCACTAATCTTAGCATGAAATGGTGGCTGGAACCCTATGTTCATGTAAACTCTTCTACTGTGATTGCCGATCTTGCATCTGCCGTGGTAAATGGTTTCATTTCTCGTCAGACTGCATCGGAGAGAATAGAAACACTTTATGCTACCAATGCGGAGTGGGACAGAATATTACGTGAAAAGAAAGAGGAAGGAGAAAGAGAATTACTGAATCAGATAAAATTGCAAGAGGCAAAGACTAAAAACGCATCAAATAGTAATAGTTCATCATCACAAACAACAAAAAAAGAATAAGCCATGTTGAAATATTCCACAAGATTCAAAGGGGAGAACAAACGCCTTTTTATTACCGCCCAGCACAGAGCCGTTGCCGATCTTATGATTATGGGTTGGACTCCCAATGACGCTTATATTGCAGTAGGTTTGTATAATGCCGCTTTTTCTGATGAATACAACAATACCCAAATCATGCAGATTACAGAGGACAAGCGTTTTTTAGAATATATGCAAAAGAAGGAGCGTGCCATTGCCCGTGGTTATAAAAAATCCGTTCCTGCAAGTATCGGGACAGACGAGGAAGAGAAAGCTAAAACATCGAGTTTTCGTTCCAAAGACGAGGTGATAGATGCTTTAGTTGAAACTGTTGGAGATTTAAGAGGTAAAGAAAAAGCGGATGTACTTATGAAGATTGCAGATTTACAGCAGATGAAGAAAGAGGAAGTTATTGAAGAAGACAACACAGTGCACTTCTATTTACCTATTTCTTGTAAAATATGTGAGCTATATTTAAAAGCTAAAAAGAGGAAACCCAAACAGGAAGAGATTAATGATGATTCAGAGGTAGGATAAAAAGCGGAGTTTTTCTCCGCTTTAATTATATTGCAAGTCATTTCTTGTCTGACTTAAAATCCTCCATTCTATAATATTGCGATGGAAACACGCTTAAGCTGCTCCCCAAGCTCAGATAAGGCGATTGAAAACGTTTTCAATTCATCCGGGGTAAAATCGGCAGGCTTACCGTTTACAATATTGCCATTTATACGTTGATACAACCATTGGCGAGACTTCCCGAAATAATGCTCTGCAATATATGACATAGAAGCGAATCCAAGTATATGGTCTAGTTTTTGTTTACGGTCAACAATCTTTGATATTTTTTTAGCTTCATCTATAGCCTCTTTCGCGCCTTCTTTATACGCCTGTGCGAACTCTTTTCTTTCCGCTGGAGACAATGATGCGAGGAAGGCTTTAAATCGCTTGTCATATTCTGCCTTTTGTTCTTTGGTTTCCAATAAGGCAAAATCGGCTTTCCATTTCTTAAGTTCTAATCTTACGTCCATGGTAATTTTGTTTTTAGTTATCTTGGAAAAGGTAGCTCCACCTATGGGGAGCTACCACTTTCTTTCAGCTTGTTTTTGGCGTCAATTAAGTCATCTAACGCGTCATTGACGCTTCCTTCAAGCTCCTCGTCTGAAATCCAGTCGGTCTCCCGAATGTCATCCCAGTAGAGAGAAAAGAAGCTAAGGTCTTTTTCCGCAGCTTCAATCCGAGCCTTTAGCTCTTCTTCGTCATCATACATTGTGCACTCTGTCTTATGACAGTGCAAATATAATAACCTTTTGGTAATTATACAAGGAAAGGGAAGTTTTTTTAGTTTGTCTTTGCCATATTGTGAGGTTTGTTATGAAACATATAATAGTATAGTGTGTCTTTTCTCTATAAAAAAAGCCCCGAACTTGAGGAACAGGGCTGAAACTTATATGTTATTACAATTTACCAATTATCGTTTTCATTTCCGACAATTCCATTTTTTACAGCTTCTTCAATTTTATCCATTATAACATTAGAGTAAGCATGGGTCATAACAAGTGCTTTTGATGAAGTCTTTTTTGCCTTGTGTTGGTCTTTTTCCACAAAAGGATAACAACTATCAAGAGCCCATTTTTCGCTTCTATTTGTAGGTATAGCTCCTCCTATTGCTCCCATAATACCACCACCTGAAGACTTTATTACATCATAATATTGTACAGTATAAGTAATGCGTATTTTTTTATCTTTTATATCTACTTTTATAATTGGACGAATACTAATACCATAAGCGTTCATTCCTCCCATATGACCGGCAATATCCGATACATATCCTTCGGCTATTATCACACCTGTGTCTTTATCATTTAATTTTATAACGGAATTTGCATCATTGAATGTTGCAGTGAACCAATAATTAAGAATTATATATAGTTGCTCTTTTGTGGCTTCCCCACATTCGACTATTTGTGTATAAGTTAAAGAACTGTTTTTATCAAGGGAAAGTTGAGAACCTAAATTTTCTGCTGCCTCAGTCCATTTATCACCATATTTTTCTTTTGCATATTCTTCTAATTCTTCTGTTCTCATAACTTGGGCATCTACAGATATATACCCACCTAATAAAGCAATAATTACTAATAAAATTTTCCTCATAATTACATAAATTTAAATTTGTTTGCAAAAGTATGTAATTATTGGTTTATTATGTAATTATTTTTATGAAAAATCCTATGTTATATGGTAATTAGACTAAATATAATTGTAAAATATAGAATATATAAATTGTTTTCTCCGCTTTCGCAAGGTTGGCACAAGTAACCTATGCTAATAATATGTTATGCAACATGTTTTTGTCACTTCCCAATTCTTTCTTGCTTGCTTTTATTTTACATGTAATTTATTGTATAGCAATTAACATTCGCTGCTCTTACTTTCTTGCTTTTGTTTATATGTATCTGATTGTCAATGTTTTAACGTTTGCAGGGAAAAGGAAATAGACTTATCTTTGTTTCAGAAAATTCAAACAGGTTCATTCTTCTTGGCAGTCGGGTAGCTTGTGGTTAAAATATTATTGGGCATTTATCTTTGAAGCAGACTGCCAAATTAGGCTTCACTGATAGGTGCCCATCTCTTTTTAATAGTAAGGTTAAGGGACTCTAACTATCAGAATGACATCAATACTTAAAAAACGAATAACTATGGCGAAAGATTTAATTCTTACCAAGGAAAGTAGCGAAAGCGAAATCAAAGCGTATTTTGACGCTGTGTTAAAGTTGTCACAATTAGACAACGAGTTCCCAATCAATTTTAATGAAGTGTGGATGCTTGTGTACCAAGACAAACGGTCAGCTATCTTTGAATTAAAGGATAAATTTATACAAGATGTTGATTTTCAGACGGTACGGAGAAAAGTTGAAGCGTCAAATGTGGCAGGATATGTATGGGCTGATGATTACTACCTTACCATCTCCTGCATGGAGTTCTTTATTGCTCGCAAAGTTCGCCCGGTGTTCGAGGTATACCGCCAAGTATTCCATAAAGTAGCAAAGCATGAACTTTCCCGAAAAGAACTTGCCTTGATGGTGATTCAAGCCGAAGAAGAGAAGGAACGCTTGGTTTTGGAGAATGAGCAAAACAAGCAGATGGTTATCGAGAAGACAATACAGCTTGATGAATCAATGGAGTGGTATTCAATCAAGCGTTGGGCGCAGGAACACAATATGGATTGGCGCAAGATTAATTGGAGAAAACTTAAGGCTTTGTCCTATGAACTTGGATATAAGATTCAGAAGGTGTTCGACGCAAACTATGGGCTAGTGAACATCTACCACAAGAACGTATTCCTTGCGTATATGTCTTAATACAAACAAAATAATTAGTGTATAACTTTCTAATTCTATGTTATACAACATATATGTGTAAAAGTATTATTCTCCAGAATAAAAATCTTCTTTTGTATATTCTAAGCAAGTCTTTGTTGTGTAATCAAAGCACTTATATAAATTATTCTCATGATTTATAATATACATTATGTGATCGTTGTGTTTGTTTTTTACCTTACTACCTATTCTAAAGCACTTTTTTGCTATCCTGCAATTAGGCGGAGGGATAGGCATTGCATATAATGCATCGCAAAGTTTTATTTCTATATCGGACATTTCTAAATTACCATAGTTATTTCTATTAGACATATCATGACCGTCTTCAATTTTATCGTATGTGTTAGACATAATCATATTGCTATTGTTGAAATATTTAACCTCGTATTGCTTATAATATGACTCATCATTAAGAGTAATGACAGAGTCTTTTTTCTTATAATATATGTGTGTTATAATACATATTATAATTGTAAATATAAAAATTGATGGTAGTATGAATAAACAGAAGAGTCTAAATGTTGAATCTAATATGAAAAGCAAGGCTGCTAATGCTGAAAAAGGTCCAAATACTGTAAATAGCGATGTTATTAGCCCAAAAACAGTATGTATGCCAAAAGGCTTAAATGCTCTGTTCCCGGAACCGCGTTGTGGTAATCCTACTCTGTTATTTCCGTTATACCCCATGAGAAATACGTTTTTTATTTATTATTCTCTCTATTACATTCATCTATTATAATAGATATAATGGAAACAATCTCACGTGCTTGTTGAACAAAATGATCTGGATATAAAATATCATTTACGTTATCCAATACTCCAACGCATTCTAATTTGTATAATGGATGCGATATATCTTTGGTATATATAATAATGGAAAGATTAGATAGTTTATCCTTTACACTACTTTCACTAGAAAGACCACCTATTATCGCTCCAACCCCACCAGCTATAGCACCACCAATTAATGCACCACCAATCACTTTCATAGTTGATTTCTCAATTATCTTATTATCATTTACTATGAGTTCGCATTTAGCTATATCGGTAAAAAATATTTTATCTATTTTCCCATATCTATCTCTTAATGCAATAGTCTTTGAATTAGTATCAACAGCAAAGGCAGTTTTACTAATACCAAAGAAATACTGTTTCGTTGGATTAAAATGCACCAATCCCTCAAATGGATTATTCGCAACTTGTTTAAACTCTTTTTCATTATTGGAACTTCCAAAAAGCATGTATAATGCAACTATAACAACAATTATACAAATAATAATAAAAATCATAATATATTATGTCAAGATTAATTTCTTTGCAAAGAAATCTATAATGAAATAACTAGCCAAATATTTCTTTTAGATTTTAATTCTTTAATCCTGCTTTGATTAAATATAATCGTAGAATGTGGATTATATAATTTATTTTTGCTATCTTGCGCAAAAATAGTACGCAACAGTTTGGATGTTCGTAAGGAAGTAGTACATTTGCGATGCCAAACAATAGTAAAGTATTCTTTCTCCGTAGAGCACGGTTATCGCTCACTATATTAGTTGGGCTTTTTTTATGCCCAATAGCTTGTATGAAAATACACGGCTGTCTTTCCTGCGTAATATTTCCTCTTCGGAGAAAATCTTACTATTGTTTGGCGACACGGGAAATGGCAGCCGTTTTTCTGTCTATAATTATAATGCCAAACAATAGTAAGTATGGAAAGTTTAATTCCAAATCAAAAAGGTATGACCTCCCTTGAAATAGCAGAGGTCACGGGTAAACAACATGCCCATGTTATGCGTGATATTCGCAATCTATTATCGCAAGGCGTAGCCGAATCCAATTTTGGATTGGGGTCATATACAGACGCTAACGGTCAAGAAAGACCTCTATTTAATCTAACTCCGAAAGGTTGTCTTATTCTCGCTTCGGGCTATGATGTAGTTCTGCGTGAAAAAATCATAGACCGTCTTGAATATCTCGAAAATGAGAAAAAGGCTATTCGCACTCCGCAAACTTATCTTGAAGCCTTGAAAGCCCTAGTATCATCTGAAGAGGAAAAGCAACGTTTAGAATTGGAAGTGCAGAAGAAAGAACAGGAGAAGCAGTCTATCATAGAGGAAACAAAGCCAGCCGTAGTATTCACGGAATGTGTAACAAGCTCGTCTACCAATATTCTCATAGGAGACCTTGCGAAACTTATCACCCAAAACGGATATAAGATTGGAGAAATAAGGCTTTATGAATGGATGGTAGAGAACAAGTTCCTTATCAGAAAGCAGAGGTATAGCAAGTCGAAAAATAAATACGTAAATGACTATATGCCCACACAGAGGGCGGCAGAAATGGGATTGTTCTTTGTGAAAGAAAAACCGATAGTGTCGGGTGGAAGTCCCATTTTTATAAAACATACCTGTTACGTCACAGGCAAAGGTCAGGTGTATTTTTTGAATAAGTTTAAATCTTTAATGGCTGCATGATTATGGAAATAAAAATGAATAATAGCTTAACATTTGATGAAGTAGCAGATAAGTTGAGATGTTCAGTGGAGGATCTTCAAAAATTGGCTTTAGAAAATGGATTGATTGACGAGAATGGAAATCCTACCGAAATGGCTATAAGAGAGGGACTTCTTTCTCAATATGCGACAATGGAAGATGAATATGGTACAGTAAATATAACAGTGTCACCTTCCGAAGATGCTATGATAGCAGTGTGTATATCAGATCCTGAAGAACATAAGCGTGATAGTGTGGCTTTTATTTCAAGAGAAAAAGCTCATGCGTTAGGAGAATATCTTCTTAATATGTAGTAACAATATTACTTATTAATCAAGTCTTTCCCCACCTTGTTTATGAGGTGGGCGGACCTTTTACACACTAAATTTACTAGAAATGGAAATATCATTATATCATAATCAGAAAATCACGATAAGTGTAGAAGAACTTAATGAAATTAAAGCAAAGAACAGAGTGCTTTCAAGGGATTTGCAGAAATCCATAAACGATTATGTTGACTTATTGGCTGTTTTGAAGAAAGAACGTGAATCCAATAGTGACAAAGCCAAGAAATGGGATGCGTTCAGCAATTCACCTCTTTACGGTGCTATCGGATGCCTGATAAACGATTGTCAAAACGCACAGATGAATTTCTCATATCTTTTGCAATACATACAGGAATGTGTTGCGGATAATGATGAAGTTCCTGTATATATGGAAGAGATTCAAGCTGCCACATACCGGTATTTGGAAATCCTTTCAGGGATAAACAAAGAATACAATACTTTGAAAGATTTATTTTGATTATAAAATCTTGCAAATGATTGCTTTTTCTGTAAAAACGTAGAAAATATAACTATATTTGCATAGTTATTATAAAGCCAAAGAGCTTGTTAAGATTGGGAATCCCTATTCTTGACAGGCTCTTTTTTTATTTCAGCACAAACACAAAGTAATATTATGGCAGACTTGGGCAATTTATTCTTCTCCATGCGCATAAAAGATATGACGGATGAAGATTTTAAGAAACTGGAAAAGAAATTGGAGCAGAGAGGCATGAAGATAAAACTTACCGCATCTAATATTGACCAGTTTATAAAAGATTTGCAGACACAGATTCGTAGTAAAACGCTGAACATTAATGTAAAGCCTATTGGGGTAGGTAGTACAGGAGCTGCAACTACGGCAGCAGACTTAAGGCATCAGCGTATGCTTGAGGTGCAGCAGCGTATGGCGAATGCAGCGGCTTTAGCACAACAAAGGCTTGCCAATGCACAAGCGGCAGGGCAACGTGCAACAGAAAGGCACAATGCGTCTATGCTACGTGGGAACAGTATAATGGGGAATCAATCACGCCTAGCCGGTCAGTTACAGAATCAACTCCTTAATATTTATTCTGTTTATCAGGCAGAACGTTTCGTGCGTTCTTTGATAGAAATTGGTGGTGAATTTCAGAAGCAGCATATTGCACTTAACGCTATGCTTGGAGATGCTGCAAAAGCGGATAAGATATTCGGGCAGATAAAGGGACTGGCCGTTGAATCTCCATTCAATTTCCGTGAATTAATGGGATTCACCAAACAGATTGCGGCATTTGGTATCCCATACGAAGAAATGTATGAAACGACTAAACGTCTCGCTGACATTTCTGCGGGTTTGGGAGTAGATATGGGGCGTATTATTTTGGCTTATGGGCAGGTGAGAAGTGCAGCGTTCTTGCGTGGTCAGGAATTAAGGCAGTTCACAGAGGCAGGTATCCCATTAGTTGATGAGCTTGCTAAGAAGTTCACAGAATTGGAAGGACGTGTAGTAAGTGCAGGAGAGGTTTTTGAAAAGATATCCAAGCGAGAAGTGTCTTTCGGCATGGTAAAGGATATTCTTTGGGAGCTGACCAATGAAGGAGGAAAGTTCTATAATATGCAGGAGGTCCTGACCGAATCTCTTTCAGGTAAATTAGCCAAATTAGTAGACAGCTATGAAATGATGCTGGGCACTATTGCAGAAAGTAATAATGAGATTCTTGGAGGCGGGCTAGATATGCTTACAGCCTTTACAGATAAATGGAGAATGTTTTTGAATATGTTACTTTCTGTTATAGCTGCTTATGGTGCATACAAAGGTGTCATGATAACAGCCAATGCTTTAAGAGCACTAGCTATATCTCGTGAAATAGCCTTAACAGGAGCAGTAAGCGCAAATACTATAGCTACGTATGCCAATAATATGGCTCAGAATAAGGTTAACCAAGGTGCAATAAGGTTATTAACTAATCTTCAAAAATTAAAAATGGCATTTTCCAGCCTTGGGGCTGCTGGATGGACAGGCATTCTTATTGCCGGTGTGGTTGCACTTAGCACATATTTATACAACTCATATAAAGAAGCAAACCGTTTAAAAAATGAATTGCGAGATATAGCAATAAAAGAAAGTGAAGCTGTACGTAGTGAAATAGACAGTTATAAGAGTCTAGTCGAACAGTTAAATAAAACAGTAAAGGGTAGTTCTGAATATAATGATATTATTAATAAAATTCAGTCAAGGTATGGGGAATATATTGGGAATCTGAAAAATGAAGCTGATGCTTATCAATATTTGACAGAGAAAATAAATCAAGTAACAGTAGCATTGAGAAATAAAGCACTAGAAACTGCGCGCCAACAAGGGTTAGCCAAAATATCAGAAAAGTATTCAGAACAAGAGTTGAATACATATAAAGAGAGTATTGCTTTTTTGAAAAAGGGATTTGGCCTGTCTGATGGAGTTGCAAATACATTGGCGGCTGTAATTCAAACGGAAATAAAATCAGGAATAACCGCTGGCTTGGTAGGAGGATATGATAAGGCTATAAAATACATAGAGAACAAGGCTAATGAAATAGGTGTTAGTCTGCATCCTAATGTGTACTCAAAAGATGCTGTTAATAGCTTTCGAGAACTTGTTTCCATTAATGCACAGATGGAATATGAGACAAAGGCGTTTGAGAATACTTTGAAAAGTGTAATGGGAACAACTACTATTTACGGGCTTAAAATAAAGGAGCTTGAGGAAGCATATGAAAAAGAGAAAAAGAGTATACCCGTAGAAGCTATATCGAGACTTAAACAAAGATATTTGCAATTGCTAGAGGCTAAGAAAAAAGTGTATGGGGATGCTGGACAGGAAGAAGAAGTAAAACGAATTGAAGCGGAAATTGCAGAATTAAGTAAAGTAGAAGCGGAATGGAGAACCATAGCTAAAGAAAAATTTTCTGCTTATGTGGGGCTTCAACCTGCTGTTGATGAGAAGTCGATAGATTATCTCAGTAGATTACGGAAAGAATATAAATCACTTGAAGAAATTTCAAAAGAAAGCCTTGAGCCGGGAGATAAAAATGATGCTTTGAAGAGAATGCAAGCTATTAAATCTTTCATGGATGAATACAACAAGTCATTAGATTCATCCAACTCAGATATCAACAGTTATTCAGATAAGATGAACCGAGTTATCGAACTTCGTGAGAAAGGAACCCGTGAACGAATACAAATGGAAACTGATTTGGAAAATCAGGCGGCACAAGCACGTATCAATGCCATGAAAGACGGATTTGAGAAAGAACAAGCACAACGGAATCTCGACAACAAGAAAGAATTGCAGGCTTTGGAAAAGCAGAAGAATGATTATATCAATAAGGTAAAAGAACTTGCGAGAAAAGTATTTGAAGCCGAGGAGGATGCGAAAGCCGAAAAGGATAAAAACTATAAAAAAAAGAGTTTTGACCCTTCCTCTGTGTCTGTTGATACTTCCATATTCGGCATGATAGGGAATTACACCAAGGAAAGGCAGATAAATGAGACTGCACAATTCTATAAGGATATTCTTTCCAAGTACCAGGGTTATATTAGCAAACGTCTTGAAGCCGAACGGAAGTTTAAGGAAGACCGGGAACGGTTGGAGAAAGCGGGAGCCGGCAAAGAGGATTTACAGGAACTAGAATATCAACGCAATAAAGCTCTTGCAGCAATAGACATGGAGTTTGCCGAGCGTGAAACGTCTTTTCAGTCTTGGATAAATACACTTACTGATTTAAGCCTTAATTCGTTGAGACAGAAATTTATAGAACTTTCACAGGAACTTGAGCGGATGGAGTTCTTGAACCCTAATAACCCCAATCTGGCTGTACAGCGGGCGAAAGTAAATGTGTTGAGGGAGAAGCTACCCAAACCCGGTGACAAGGAAGATACATCACCGGACAAACGCAGTGTGAAGGACTGGCAGGAACTTTATAAAGTCCTTTCCAAGGTAGAAAAGGAGTTTGATGAGATAGGAGATGCAGTGGGCGGTGCTGTCGGGGATGTGATTTCAGCCGCCGGAAGTATCACTGCTACCACTCTTTCAATGATAAATTCGATTATCTCATTGGGCACGATATCAGCGGATAATATAAAGGGAGTGTCGGATGCTACTGCTCAAGCAATTGCCACAGTGGAAAAAGCATCTGTAATTCTTGCTATTGCGTCCGCAGCTTTACAGATAGCCACCAAGATAATGAATTTTTTTGGCGGTGACAACTCCACGGAAAAATATGAAGAGGCAGAAAAGACTTATGATGCTTATATTCAGACAATGGATAAAGTCATAGAAAAGCAGTTGGAGCTTGCGGAGGCGTTAAGCGGAGAGAATGCAAATGCAGCGTACGAAAAAGCAATAGATATGATAAAGGCTGAAGCTAAGCTTGCACGGGAATTAGGGCAAATGTACTTAAGTTCCGGTGGCTCTTGGAAATCCCATACAGCTGGATATAATGAGGTAAAAGATATGAGTTGGGAGGGATGGGTACAAGCGGCAAAAGCTTTAGGCATGTCTGTAGACCAGTTCCGCAATCTTATGGGAGGACGTATGTCCGGCTTGTTTGAGCTTACAGAAAAACAGTTGTCTGAATTACAGGAACAGGCACCTTTATTTTGGGCACAACTAGATGAGGATACAAGAAAATATGCCGAACAAATAGCGGACAGCATTGAGGATATTGCAGAAGTTACTGAACAAAAAATGGAAAATGCCACAGGTGTCGCATGGGACTCTTTCTCTGATGATATTCTTGAATCTCTGTATGATGTGGAGAAGGGAGCAGAAGATATTGCGGATGATATGTCAGAATATATGCGCAAAGCACTCATTAAAGCCATGTATGTAGAAAACTATATGCCGGAAATGCGTAAATGGTATGAGAAATGGGCGAATTACATGAGCGATGGTGTTTTGTCTGATTATGAAAGTAAAGAGCTTGACAGTATAAAGAACAATCTTATAGATCAAATGGTAAAGGAGGCGGAGACCATAAATAAACAATGGGGTACAAATTCTAGCGGTGGAAGTGGGTTAAGTGCGGGTATTAAGGGTATAACCGAGGACCAAGCCGACCTCCTTGCATCTTACGCCAATGCCATGAGAAGCGATTTGTCCGCAATCCGTCTGTTGCTGGAACAGCGTTTCGCCAACTATCCGCAGGAACAAAGGGGAAAGATAGAGAATGCTGTTTCCAACTATTACCAGAACGGAGGAACAATCGACTACAATACGGTACTCAATAATATAACTGTCTATCTTGATGAGCACTCCGGGTTGATGGAAAGAAGCAATATACTAGCGGAATCGCAGTTGACTTATTTGAAGAGTATTGCCGACAATACAAAAAGGACAGCAGACAGTAACGACAAAATAAAAGAGGCAGTGGAGGAAACTCGGGACATGATTCATGGGGCTAGAACAGATAAAAGTAGGGGATTGTATGTCAGGTAGTATGAGGGCGTATTTACGCCCTACAATATCATTCGCTGGTTCTATCATCTAATCCATTCGTTGCTTCATATTCTGCTTTCATCTCTGAAATTATATTCTGACTTTCTTCCTCAGTCTCAATTTCATTTGATATGGAACTATGATTTATACGATCTATTAATGACTGAGTGGCAACAATTACATCATGATGAAAATCCGCATCTATGACTGTAGCTACTGCCATTATACTTCCGAATATCACAGCCAATGAGTCTTTGTTCTCTTCTTCTAAAGAATCCAACATACTGTATATAATATGGTCCATCCGATACATTACCCGAAATTCACCACCTATAGTGCGTACCTCCATATAATCCGTGCCATCCATCTCAATTTTTTCTACAATCCAGTTGCGGACTTGTAATTTTTCTCCGTTTTTCATGTCTATAATTTTTTTATGTGATTAATAACTCTATATTTGATTTCCTTTTCTTGTATGTTTGTACATAAAGTGATGCTTAAATATTTGTTTTTTATAAATCCGTTGTCATTAAGCAGTTTTTCAATAAATGTTCTTCTTAAAAAACTATCGCCATGAGGCATAACTATAATACTTCCATTATTCGAGTTAATTTCTAAAAAAATATTCAATTGTTCTTTTTCCGGAAGATTTATTATGTCCATAACACCATATTTTACAGCTAATGAACCTATATTGTAACCATATTTTATACTACAAGGAGGGGAATATCGGCTAAGTAATCCTATATTATGTATTGTTATCATATTTTTATTGTTTTATAAGTCTTCTGCATCATATTCCACGTTTCCGTTGTATTCATTAAAGTCCATCTCCATATCGGCAACAACAGGAACAGGGGACTTTAATTCCGTATCGCTACATCCATATACTCTGTACAACATACCTTTTGAGTCTCTTCTTCTGTTTAACTTGCCAAATCCCAACTTAGTAAGTTGCCTTCCGAAATCTTGAGTACTCACGCTTTCAAATCCGTTAGCATCTGCATAACGTACCATGTCATCGTACATGTCAGATGCCCTTATCCATGTGGAAAGTTCTCCCTTGGCATTTGCCGAAGGTCTTACACCGCGTGCGAAAGCCCATGAGAAAGTTATATTGCTTTCTCCCATAACAAGCAGTTTCTGCTTTTCACTGTTCTCGCTCTTGGGAAAAACAAAATGTCTCTGTTTTAAATATTTACCCCCTCTTATAATCCAATTTAATATTCCCGGGTATTCTTGCCTTAGGTCATCTGCAAGATGCTTGTTCTGCATCTCTTCCGGTATTACATTCTCAAATATTACATACAGAAATCTTCTGAAATACCCATACGAAGAATCTGAAGCTTTTGGAAGGTTATTCATATTAAATATCATCCATGGGACATTACGGACTTCGTAAACATTACCACCGATATTTCTTCCGTATACCATCTCTCCGGAACATAATGTCTTAAAAGCATCCTCATATCCTGATATATCCTTGGCCTGTATTTCAGGGCACATATTTACGAGTTTCCCATCTATGCGAGCCACATTCCTAAGCCTTTCATCCCCTCCCCGGATAAGTGACAGAAGCCCCATAGAAGATACATTCTCTCTACCAAATATGCCGGTTATAGTCTCATATATGACAGACTTACCATTGCTCCCGGTCCCAAACAGCATAAGACAATTCTCAACCTTGTCAATCATCTTTCCCCTGTCATAAGTACAAAGGCCTAAATACATTTGCAATATTAAACGACTGTCTTTTTCAGGGAGGACAGTACGAAGAAAGCTCTGCCACATGGGACATTTTGCCGAAGGATCGTATTTGTACGGGTGTTTATAAAGAACATGAAATTCAGGACTGAAAGGACGAAGTTTTCCATCCGTAAAATCAACAACACCATTTTGGTAAGCTTTGATATGAAACATCGGGCAAAAAGGATTGTTTATCCTTATCGACAAAAGAGCCTCAGACTGGAATTTCTTGCTGGAAAAATGTAATACTTTAGGAGAAACATGAACCTTAATAAGCCATTCCTCCACTGCCTTACATATTATCTCAGGGTTCACAGCTTCATATATCTCGCCTGTAAAAAGATAATAGCAGCCGTGAACGTAACGAAAATCACTTGAAGGCATTACATTAAAAACTAAACTCTTTACACGCATAGAAGCCTCTGCGTAGTCTGAACCGGCAGAACAACCGGCAAATAGGCTATCGTCAGATAACGTGTATAGTTTAGTGACGATTAAATGAAGAATACGGTCATAGTAACTGTTCATATAAACGCGCTGATAAATAATTAGTTATAAAAAAATAAGTGAATAATACGTAGGATAGGGAATAAATATATAAATTCACTATAACTACTTATATACTACACAAAAATATAGAATATATACATAATATACAAAATAAAGCATAACTTATTATCAATAAATAGAATATATAATGTAATATAAACAAATAATTATACAGAGAATGAAGAATGAAACTACATAACTAACCTAATTAATTTATTGTAGATTTATATTTTCCAATGGAAATAATTAAAGACAAAATGGGAAGAAAAATAAAAAAAAATAAATAAAAAATCGAGCTGATATGACTGCGATTATTATTTATTGAGAAAATATTTGCCATTTTGTTTTGTAATTATGTAAATATGTTGTATATTTGTGTTAGGAAAAACGAAGGGAAAGAAACGGCGATAATTCACTGTATTATACTCTTTCTTTTTTTATGTTAATTCCAAAAGCGTGTTGTTAAATGTTGGAATAAAAAGAGAGCCTTAACACGGCAATGTTAAGACCCTCGTAAGTTGGAATACTTAAAGTAAGTACTCTCCAAGAACGGAGGCAAAAATACTTCTTTAACTTCTCACTTGCAAATATTCTCCCATTTAATTTTTGATTTTTTGATGCGGTTATAAAAAAAAGGTGTAACAGTTGGAAGCCTGCTACACCTGGATAGGTGGAATAATCCACCGGAAGCGGCTAACTTTCATTAGCCTATAAAACCGTTCGTTTATGGAAATTAAAGTCTGTATTCGTGTTTGGTTCTTTAAGCCTTTGATTATTATAATCAAGTTTTAAAGTTCTCAAACGGTGGGTAATGTAAGGCGTTACCCGCCAACGGTTTTTAATTCCATGGCGCAAATATAGCCGTAATTCTTCAATAATCAAAATCACGCTGTAATGAATTGAAATATTAACATTAAACATTATAGCATTATGAAGACTTTAGAAAGCATTTTTTCAGAGATTAAAGAAAACGGTGTAATCACTAAACAACAATTGCAGTTGTTAAAAAATCGATCTAACAAGCAGCAACAAGACGTTATAGATTATGATTGGTTGAAAAGCATTGGAGATGGCTACGGCATTCCATTAACAGAGGGACAAGGCGTTCAGGGGTTGAACTGGTTAAAGAAGTTCATCAAGAAGAACGGAGAAAGCAACGTATATGGATATAGAGAACTCGAAATAGTTGGTAATGCTTCCCCTTCTGATTTCGTTTTCAAGGGGTTTTATGATGCCGGCAACGTCTTCCTACCTCTCTATCAGCTTAACGATATGGAATATATTCCAATGAAAGAACCTTATATTGTAGGCTGAAATAACGGGGCTTGTTACCTGCTACATCAAAATCATTTATTCACACTAAACAACAATATTATGAAAACAATGAGTTTTTACACCGCAAACGGTTGGGCTGGCTCAAACTATGACAGCAAATTAACTACTAAGGAAATCGCCGCAAAGGTTAGAGCCTATGCAAAAAAGAATTTCCCGGGCTTTAAGTTCTCTGTTCGCTCTGAATGGAGCATGTACGCGGATTCAATGGCGGTTGAATTAAAAGCCGGTCCTTGTGTTCCTTTCATTGAAGGATCAAGAAGCGCGGAACGTGGTTACATGTCCACAATGTCTAACGTGAAGGCATGGAAAGACGAGTTAACCCCGGAAGTATTCGCAGCGTTAAATGCTGTATCAAATTACGCTAGTTCTTTCCGTTATGACGATTCGGACGGTATGCAAGACTATTTTGATACTAATTTTTATCTGAGTATAAAAGTAAGTGATGAATATAAGGTTATAGAACCGAAAGCGAAGAAAAGCAGCGTTAAGCCTGAAAAGGTTGAGGAAGCTAAAGAAGTGGAAACCGTGACGGTTGAAGGTATTGAGGTTGTGGATTATTCAGAAAAGGCGGTTGCTGTGTTTGGCGATACAAAAGCGATCAAAGAGCAATTAAAGAAACTGGGCGGACGCTTTAACCCGTCTTTAAATTACAACGGTGAAAAGCGCGCCGGATGGATATTCAGTAAGAAGCAGGCGGACAAGGTGAAAGAATTGATAGCGCCTACAGAGTTGCCGGCGCTTCCTGAAATAGAAACATCTAAGGATAATATTATAGAATGGAAAGAAATTCCTGGATGTGGTTACGAAGGTATAGAACTAGAATATATTGGAGAGGGTAAGGAATA